AACGTCCTCCTTCTCCAAGTTCTGATGCCAATGCAAAGCCAACTTTAAGCCAATCATCATAGCTTTCGCATATGTTTATCTGTCTTCCTGTTATTTGCTGCATTACTCTTTCAAAGTCTTCTGTTGTATGCAGAAAACTTGGCATCTGCTTAATAACAGTTTCCTTAATGTAATGCTTGAAAACAGGTACATTATTGTAGTTTAAATACAAGTACGGGTCAAAGCTTACGACATAAGGTTTACTTACGTTTATTCCGTTAGGATCGCAAGGATGACCATAGTTCTCGTATATATATTGAGATAATGCTTTGAAAGCTTCACGATGCTTATTTGATTCAATCTTGAATATGACTCGTAGACCATCACCACTTGTAGACATGAATACAGAAAAAACATATCTGTCTTTCTGTAAAGCATCTCTCATGCCATTAAGATTATCTACGTGGTCTAAATCCATAGATATAAAACCACTGTGACTTACGAGTTTATCGTCAGACCTATAATCGAATAGTCCAGACAATGTTGCTGTAGGCATCTTCTGTTTAAATGCGTCTCGCTTTTCCTTGTCTTTTATATTCCTACATTGTGTGACAATATCCTCCCATTCACCGTCTCGTGTTTTCTCCAGATATTCTACTATATCAAAATTTTCTGGATTGGTAACGCTTGCAACGTTCCTAAATAAACTGATTGAGGACATTTACTGCTTTAGTTTAACAATTTCCTATGACTATTCTGTATCTCTTCAAAAGATGTTTGTGGGTGTGGTGGAACAGGCTCCAAGCTTTTCTCGTCCCCTAAAAATTCAGGTGTGTTCCAGTTATATGGTGTTTCTTGTTTGATGCTACCTTCTGTTTTTGACAACTTCTTTACAAGGTCGTTGAAGTTATTTCTGGCACGTTTAAGATGCCATCCGCTGTCTTCTATGCTGTCCATGTTTCCATCTTTTCCAGCCATTGATTTACTGTACCAATCGCAGCATAGTCCATAGTAAACCTTGAAGCATCTTCTTTGAACTTCTTCAGATGGAGTATCTCCGTACTGGCCTATCATGTTTTTTACCACATCATGTCCAAGCTCGAAGAATGTAAAGTATTCATACTTTTTCTTGTGTTTTCCTATAAGCTCTGGAATATCAATTCCTTTTGTTATAAGAATCATTTCCTCAAGATCTTGTTCTTTAACAACCTTCTTCTCAAACTCGTGCATACATATCTCTCCTTCAGCTGTTTCAAGAGTACATACACGAGTGGCTGCATGAACAAGTCCTTCACAGTTTGGACACGTCTTAACAGGCGCAACTCCTTCGCCCGGCTTTTCTGGAAACATGAAGATATATTCCCAGTCTCTGTCATCGTTCCAGTCTCCAAACCTCATGCAGTTTCCTCCAAGGTCAATGATGTTGAAGAAGCTTTTCGGCTTGCACAACAGATGTGCAGCCAAGTCTTCGTCAATCCTTCTGGAGCCACGTCCGCAGCATTGAATGTATTTAACAAGTGAAAGTGTTGCAAAGTTGAGAATGACAGTCTGTATTGTTGGCTCGTCGAAACCCATTGTAGCAATACCTACGTTATTGAGTACGGCATCAGGAGTCTCTGCAAACCACTTGATTGTAGCTGCACGCTCTTCATCTGATTGAGTTGAGTCCAGGTGTCTGGAATTTATTCCGAAGAAGTTGAAGCATTCGTTTACTTCTTTACTGTGGTCAATATTTACATTAAACACAATAGTTTTCTGTCCTTTTGCCAAACGACGATAGCTCTTTATTACATTGACTACATGCTTCGGAATACGATACTCATTAGCCATCTGTCGTTCATTAAAGTCTCCCTTCATCTTATCAACTTCCACTTTGCTCATATCAACAATATCTCGAGGACAACGAGTTATGTTCTGTGAAAGGAAACCCATATTTATCAGCTCACGTATCTGAGGGCCAGTAACAATGCACTGATAGTATTTTTTCATCGGCTCTTTCTTTGAGGATGAGATTGGAGTTGCTGAACATCCTATAATCGTTTCCTCAAGAAATAATCCGTGTACTTTATTAAAGTTTGCCATGTGGCACTCATCAATTATGACAAGTCCTACATTATGGAAGAGGTCTAAACGACGTACCGTACTCTCAACCATGCCAATATAAATCTGGCTGATATAGTAGTGTTTAGATTGACTGGTTATCAAGCAGGCATCAATACCAGTAATTTTCTTTATGGTCTTTTGTGCTTGATACATTAACTCTTGTCTGTTAACAAGAATCAATACAGCTTTACCTGTGGATCGAGTATAACGTTGAGCCATCAAAGTAAATTCTACTGTTTTACCACCTCCTGTTGGAAGCTGCATAAGTACCTTTCGATACTGTGTACAAGCTTCAGAGATGCGACCGATATGGTCTTCCTGATAGATCCTGTCTTTAATCATTGTGTTACTTTTTGTGTGAGTAGTATCCTTTTGTGTTCTTGTTCCAGTCTCTCGACTGATTTATAACGAGTTTGTGTTGAAATGCTTCTTTGAATTGCTCTGTGTCAAAACCAGCTTTTTTCATGCTTGATAACAGACACATAAAGCAATCTACATACTCTTCCAAGTCTTTGCACTCAGAATTTAAAACCTCTTCAATTTCTTCCTTGAGGTGATTGAGACTGTCTTCAGATGTACAATCTGTAAATGTAGCTTGTGAAAAGCCCATGTGCTGCTCAAATAAGTCGTCAAGAGTCATTTTCCGGTGGTTTATATGTATATAAAAATCGTGTGAAACTGCATTTTAAGCCCGTTCCACGGTGGTTTGTGTGGTTGGTGGTGGTTTTGTGTGTGTGGGTAATTTTGTGAAATTTGCGCCTGTAATGCGACTAGAACTTATTCGTATAGTCTATTATCGGCTTTCCTTGCAAAAGGAACAACTTAACCTCTTCTGACATTCCAAAAGAGATTTTATCTCCTGTAAGCCACAACTCGTCAAAAACTCCTGACTCTATCATGGCTACATCATTATCAATTCCACGCTTTCTTTCGAGAGCGTTGTTGTCATTAAGACAAATAATATCAGCGTAGTACGGAGCTTGTGGTACAACATCCTCAAAAGAAAATAGTTGGCTTTCGTGTTTCTGAGGATGAGCATCTAAGTTTATAATACGCAATATTCTTGCAAGGTCGTCTAAGTTACCCTCTACATCACCAGATATAGGATGGGCAACATAGACGATTTTTTTCTTTTTACTCATTTCTGAAGTTTAAAGTGATTGCATGGAAGTTCTTCTCCTGGAGCAGGCGGCATCTGTGTAACGCCGATATAAACAGGGCGTACTGTCATCTGAATTCTTTTAAATACAGGCCTGAAGCTTATTCCGTCTGTTTCAGCCATCTTAAAGAATGCTTTAAGATCCTCTTCTGTTTCAATTCCTTCAAAGATGATGGCCTGAACTCCAGCTGATACAGGTTCTTTAAACTTCCTAAATTCATAAACCTCTGTCTGGAGATTCATGGTTAAAAGCTTTGCAAGGGTTGATTTTCCGGAGCCTTGTTCTCCTGAGATTAAAGAGTGTTTTTTCATTTTAGTTTATATAAATAAGTGAACATTAAGAGTTAGTATGGAACCTATAAAGTTTCCATCAGAATTATACAAGTCAAACTTATTAAAGAAGTTTTCTTCTGTTTGATTCGTAAGTTTTGTTGAGTTATCATACTTCTGATATATGACAGCATCTTCAACATTAGAGTCTTTTTTATGAACCCATTTCTTATCTTGACAAGACCAAGAATAAAGTTTTGCAACTCCTTGCATAATTTAAGTTTTGTACTGAATACGAGAATCGAACTCGTATCTCATCCGTGAAAGGGATGCGTTCTAGCCGTTGAACTAATCCAGCGTGTACGGTAGCCTGAATTTCAGTCTATATCAAGCTTCTTTTCCGTACAGATTTTTAGAAAGGCAGGTCATCTTCAGCAGAAGCGCCTTGTGTCATACCGGCATTATTGCCAACACTAGCTTCTTTGTTGAAACCATCACCTTTCGTAAATTCTTTTACATTACCGAGAATAGGGCCTTTGATAGACTTATCGGCTTTGTAGATGTCTGTAGGAACATCCTGTACCAGCATACCGTTGTTGTCTCTTGCATCCTTTTCTTCGTTGTAGAGCATTGTGAAGTTAAGGTAAACGCCTTTCTCTCCTACGAAAAGCCACTCCTTTTTAATTTCCTTCACATTGATTTTACACTTGATAATTTTGTCTGCCATGTTTTGTGATTTTAGTTTAAATTTAAATTTGAGTTTTATGTGTTGCAAGTAGTATTGCCCGGCTGAATTTGAACTTAAAAGCTTATGAACTATATCTAATGGAACATTATCATAAGTAAGTTCTTTTATGTGATACTTCTTTGTAAAGAATATAGTAAGAACATTATCGTTCCACTCTATTGCACTTATCAATGAAGAATCTACGTTTCCACGCATCAGAATAATCTTTGACCTGTCTTTGTATTGTCAATCAAAGCTTTCAATCCGTCATCAAAGTAACTCTTTTCCTTATCAATGATTGTAAGCTTAACATCATTCTTGAAAGCTGGTATTGCATGACTAAAACTTCCTCCATGAGTATCCAGAACCTTCTTTCCACGCATATCGTTCTCAAGATGAAGATAGTCGTACAGGTATCCCGGCTTGTGTGTTGGATGTCTTTTATCTCCATCGTCATCACCAAGAGACCTGGACTTAGGTATTATCCTTGCTGATTTATCAAGCGTTGTAAGACACAGCTCGCAATCTGCAAAAGACATACCATTATTCTTCTTATCCCATGCGTAGAAGCATCTTCCGGCAGGTATAGTTGAAGACTTTATTCCTTGTATTCCTTCTCCTTCAATCATCTTGATAATATCCTTTGCATCAGAAGTATATACAAAGCTTCCATCAGGCTTCTCAATTTCGTATGTTACAGCATTTGTAGCTGTGAAGTAGTTTCCTCCCCAAATAAGAATTTCACGGGCAACGTATCTCAGGAGGAACCAATACTCAGCATCTGGTATCTCGTTATCCCATTCTCCCATCTTGAATGTTCTCTCCTTGGATTTAGCGGTTGCTCCAAGCTTCATGTCGCCTACGCTTATTCCGTAAGGAGGATCTACAATAGCGAAGTGAAAATGCTGAAACATCATTTCTCTTCTCATGTATCTGAGTAAATCCATGTTGTCTCCATGGATTAAAGTTACAGGGCCTTTCTGTTCAATATGCCAGATGCCTTCCATTGGTTGCAATCCTTCAATCATGCTTTTCGTGTATTGTGCAGTTTAGTAAATCGAGATAATTACGGAAGTCTTGTATCGTATCTTTAATAGACTCATTTTTTGGCTCCTTGTTATTGAATAACAAGTTGCAAACTCTTTGAAGCTTAATGAGTATATAAAAAATATGAACTCCTTCCACTTTTGTTGTGTCAATTCCTAAAGTGACAATTATGCTTTGAAGCTGTTTAAAATTCAGTAAAACATCTTCTCCTGCATAGTCGTGACCTTTTGATTCAATCAAGGCAAGATAATCCTTGATTATTTCAATCTGTTTTATTGCATCCATAGTTATTATTGACCGAGTATAAATTCAAATTCTTTTACAGTTGTTTTTGGCTTGAAAGAGCCTTCATTCACTCCTTTAATAAAACGCTCTACCGGCTCAACGAGTTGTGAACCAACCATGATAGCACGCTCAATTTCTGGAGTAGAATGGTCTGTAAGAGTAGCAACAATGTTGCCATCCTCATTCTCAATAAAACCGTTTCTAATCTTCAGTCTCATCTTGTTTGTGATTTAACATATTGTTTAAATAGGTGCGGAGGTGAGGAATCTGCTGCTTGATTTGATCAATCTTGTCATCATCCCTCTTAATCTCATATACACGAATCTTGCGCTCTATAGGTAAATCATTGTAGATATGATTTTTCCTTATTTCGGCACAAGCGATCTTGTAGTCTTCTTCGCTTTGAACTTTATACATCATTCGCTTCTCTTCCTGCACAATCAAATGCTCAGGTGTGTTATGAAGCGAATAAATGAGTCTGGCGTTCTTCTTGTTGAATAGCCACATATATCCTTGCTGCTGCCAGTCGTAAATAGGATTTATTTTATTTGCTGCTGTCGCATCGAAAGTAAATATATCCCAACTTACTTTTGTATCGTTTACCCAATCATCTTCAGGAAAGTCAAGCTCGCCTCTGATAAATCCGTTGTTTTCAGTAATCTTATTCTTTTTAAAGAACCGATTCGTAAGCAACGAATACTGGGTTATTGCATCCTCTTCAAGCAACAGACCTTTTTCAATATACTTGTTCTCAATATCTCTTGTTCGGCCTGTTGTTTCATTTGTGAATATCTCAGCAAGCTTTGTTTTTGCCGTAAGTGAAAGATGAGGCAATCCTTTCAATCTTTCAAGCATTTCAATTCTCTCGTCAAGCTCGCCTATTTCTTCAAGCAGCTTTTCAGCTGTGATTGTTTCCTTGTTCATGGTAGCATATCGCTCAAACTTTTTATCTTTTGAGGCAACTGCTTCATCGTATTGTTGTTTGTAGGACTTTCCTTGTCCTTTGCCCATCAACAATCCTAAGTAATGACAGCGAAATACATAATCGCTGAAGTCAGTGACAATCTTTTGTGACATATATAGTTTTTGTGATTACGACAGTTTCTTCCAGAGATTATCATACAGCTCACGATTCTTTTCTCCTGTAATATCTGGAAGTAATATTTCAAGTTCTTTTCTTGACTTGGCTGCAAGAAGAAGAGCTTTCATTCTTTCTTCTTCTTTATCCTCCGATTTTGGAGGAGATGGTTTTGTTGAATATGCTCCCTGAAACTCGATTGTATCTTTACGATTCAAGTCACGCCCAAACAGCTTGCCAAGATGCTCACAAGCGTCTTTAATTGCGTATGATTTTGCTGATGGTAAAGCCATCATTACAGCTGATGCCTTAACTGTTGCTGCGTTCAAGGCATCTGTACCAGCATCTTTCTGCAAGTCCTTTGCACCTACGCCGTCGTGATAAGACCATTCGCCTGTAACAGGATTCTTATAGTGAAGACGAACAGTACAGTAAACTGAGTTGAACATAATACCCTCACGCAATACCTCCACTTTCCACTCCTGAAATATCCTGTCAAGCAAAAACTCAACCTTGTCAATCGGGATATATTCGGCAGGAGCTTCAACTTCACGTTCAACAGCTTTACCATCCTTAATATCCTTTTTGATAATTTTCTTCTTTGCAAACGGATGTTTTTTAGTCCATTTACTTGGAGGGTTCTGATTCAATAAAAGTTTAAACTGGTCATTCTTAAATGCTTTCTGAATTGAATGATTCAGTGATGCAAGTGTTGGTAGTCCAGTTTTAATTTCTTCGCTCATAATTTAAAGTCTTTCTAGCTCGAAACCCACCTAAAAAGGTGGGTGGTGAGCCTAATAAATACCCAGGTTAAAAAATCTTTATTGTGCCAGCCATTCAGCAGTTTTAAGTTGCTGTAACTGATTCTTCTTGCTTTTTATCATGCCGTCAAGTGCATAATAGTTTGGAGGATACTTTCCGTGAATGTTAGCAGGAATAGAGTCTCTTTTCTTTTCAAGAATATAAATTTGCTGCTCAAGTTTTTCTTTTGTCTGTGCCATATATTGCCCGTATGCGTGTATATATATATGTATGCAAATATACAACCCGAAACGTTAACAAAATGTTAAAACGTGTTAAAATTTGTTAAACTATTGTTAAAGCAAATCTTCGTACTGTTTTAACATTACTGCGTAGTTATGAGCCAATAAGTTCTTGTTTATGTTGTAAAATCTCATGTCGTCTTCATTGGTTATGAATCCAACTTCAATCAGTACAACAAGGCCGTTTTCCTTCATAAGGCCGAGTCTTCCACGATGGCTTTCAGCTTCTGTTATCACTCCACGGTTTTTTATTCCGAGAGTATCTGCTGTCCACTTAACCATATCTGTTGCAAAAGCTTTGTCCAAACGGTCTGCATCTGCTTCAACCAGTGCTGTGCATCCTGTAGCAGATGGATTATCTGAAGCATCAAAGTGAAACTCACAAACAACAGAACTGCTTCCAGTTTGTATCCTTTTGAGATACATTGCGAGAGACTCTTCATCGCTGTCTTTAACGTATTTAACGCCAAGAAAATCAAGCTCCTTGCAAACAAGATCTCTTAACTCAATCGTCAAGTCTCCTTCTTTTACACCATGCTTGTTTACTGCTCCTGGGTCTTGTTTGATAGTTTTTGATTGGCTGTTATGGCCTGCTGATATAAAAATCATTTGATTGCTCTATCGAGTTTTTAGAATGTTAAACAATAAGTTTTACTAATTTCAGGATCGGTTTTCTCAAAATCCAAAGTGCTTCAGCGCAAGCCACAAAGAAGAAAATCCACATCTTTTTTGTACGGCGTTCCAGCTTTCCTTCTAATGTTTCTATCTGTGCTTTAAGCTCTTTATTTTCAAACTTTGATTCTTCAAGCTCTTTGCCGGCTATGAATAGCTTAGCATTATCCTCTACGAGAATAGTATCATGTAAAGCTGGAGGAGCAGGTCTTGATAGCAACGAATTTACTTTCTTTGTAAGAATCTTAGTGCGTTCAATCTCTGTATTGAGCATACGCCTGAGAATCAAAGTATCGCAGGTAAAATAGTCCTTGTCTTCAACATGCGAAACTCTTGGCATCGTATCAAGAGCCAAAAGTAGGCTGTCGTAGTATGTGGCAATATCAAGAGCAGACTTTTGCCACTTTTTATACTCGGCGCTATCGGCAACCTTTATCTTTTGAGGTACACATGGAAACTTATCTCTTGTGTACTTTGCAACAGCTACGCTGTCTTTATTCATTGCTGAATCAATCAGTTGCTGAGGTGTTTTGCATGATGCTAAATAAGCCAGCATCAAAAGGCTAATTAATAGTTTTTTCATCTTCTTTTTGTTTTTCTTTTTCAATAATTTTTTGAGCTTCTTTCACATCATCTGTAAAGAATTTCTTCATCAGATATGGAATAACAGCATACTTTAAGCTGTTAATTAATCCGTTTTGAAACTCCTGTAGAGTTGGGAAATTATTTTCGGCTGCAGATGAGATAAGCATAAGCAGATTTCCTATAATCATAATTATTATAGCAGAGATTGTGTCTCTGAGTGTAATGTTAAACTTTTGAGGTTTCATGGTTTCTTATTTTATTTTAGCTGTTAAGAGATCTATTGAGTGTTTTAATTCCATAAATGCCTGAGTATTTTCAAGTAAAGCTTCTCTGTTAAGCTTTCCTTCAGATACAATATATCTCCACATTATTACTATTGCGGTGATAGCAAATACTAACATAACTGTTAGTACAAGGATTGCAAGACCGTATTTAGCAGCCTCGTTAATTACTGGTTGTGCAACTTCTTTCATTTTTTTCTGAATAAGAGGTAAGAGTATGGTGTTATAAAGCGTTTAGTAATTTTCTTGTAGCTTTTGTCCATGTAGAATATTGCTTCTGTGTAACAATATTCTATTCCATTCTTCACTTCTCTGTAGTTACGAAGTGCTGCAAATCCTTCTACCATTGTATAGTAAGGATTTACAAACCCGGTAAATACAGCATATCCGCTATCTTTTGGTATAAGAGTAGCGTCGTATCCTTTTACATCTTTCCATAGCAACACTCCGTTACCATGATAATAGTTGTAATAAGAAGTTGTATCCATTGAGTGAATCCAGCAAGATGAAGTATCAACTTTTACTGTATCGCACTGTGCCCGGCAGCCGGCGAGCAGGAAAATGAGTAGTATGGTTAAAATGGTTCTCATTATTGCTCAAGAATTTTCCATTTAGAATTAGCTCCGTCGTAGTAAAGTGTCACCCACTTCCCAACATACGTGTCAAGCTTGGATACGGTGGTGGTATTGTCAGGCAGTGTTACCGATGTGCTCAAATCCCAATGAAACGAAGATCCAGTCACCTGAAACCTGATAATATCAGCATCCTGCGGGGTTGGGAGTGTTATCGTTCTGTCTGCGGTATTGTCCGGTAAAACGTAAGCCGTACCAACAGCAGCAGTAAAATCAGCATCGGAAGCGTTCGATGTTTGATAAATAACGTTTCTGGATATCACTTTACCGGAAGCCTTTACATTTCCTGTAACCTCCAATTTTTCCCCTGGCGATGTGTTACCTATGCCTACATTACCAGCCCCGGTAATTGTCATCCTCCTTGTATTATTGGTTGACAATCCTATCGGAGCTGATGCCACAGTACTCATAAATATCCCCCCAGTTGAACCGGAAGCCGTTGTGATATTTAATGAAAGAGGGGTAAATATCCCAGAACTTTCATTTGCATAAGCGAACGTAGCGTAGTAATCAGCACCAAAAGAACGTGCAAGATCAAAACTTGCATACGCCGACGATCCCGAACTTTGGTTTTCAACAACAAAACGTGTTGCTGCATTTTGCGTTTTTAGCAGGTGTATTGGATATTGAGGAGAATTTGTTCCTATACCAAGTCTGTTGTTTGCACTGTCATAGAAAAAATCACTAATCTTCTGCTGGAGTGTTCCTCCAGTACCGGGGAAAAAAATACCTCCTGCCGTTGCCGAGGTTACTGTTGAACCGATTGCAAGGGAGCCGCCGCCGGAAGCTGCTGGCCATGATGTCATAGGTATAATATCTCCAGATGAGTTTATTCCTACCGCCTTATACGTTGTTGTATCTGCGGAAGCCGAACCAAGTGAAGTATGGCGAACGGTTCCCACTGTATGAAGTTTTTTTGCGGGTGTATTAGTTCCGATCCCTACATCACCTCTCAGTAATGTAGTTGTTACGTCTGTATTTCCAATTACAACCTGATTGCTGGCGTAAAACCTTGTGCCGTATCCTATGGCCGTAGAATTTTTCAGCGATGTTGTATAAGGTACGCTACTATCTCGTGAAGCATTTGCGCCCAAAAATGTAACAGCTGTATCGAAAACGGAGGCAAAGTTTGGGTATGTATCTCCAAGATGATAGCCGGCTCTGCTACCTAAAGCCACATTTTTGTAGCCCATGTGTTTTTGGTCTGGAAAGCCTAAAGTTGGGTATAGGCCCCAAAGGGCAGAATCCCCTAACGCTGTATTATACTCACCATTAGAGTAATAAAGCGCATCCAACCCAACAGCTACGTTGTGATGAGCAGTGGTATTGTAAGCCAATGCATCGAAACCTAAAGCAACATTTGCGTATCCAGTAGATACGTTTTGCATAGCCCTGCCACCTACTGCAGTGTTTCGTTCTGCTGTTGTACCATTCTGCATTGCGCTAAAACCAACTGCTGTATTCCTAAGACCAATTGTATTGTTCTCCAAAGCAATAGCACCTACAGCGGTATTTTGCCTGCCTGTGGTGTTGTTCTCAAACGCATTAGCACCAAGTATGGAATTTTCAAAACCTGTTGTATTGGCTGCACCAGCCCACACTCCTATTATGGTATTTCTGTATCCTGTTGTATTGGCGTATAAAGTCGAATCTCCGATTGATATATTTCTTGTGCCAAAGCCTCCAGAACTTCCTGTATATGTAAAGTTTCCAGCCTTTACTCCTATATGTAAATTTTGTCCAAGATTAGTAGAAGTACCTGATAATTGAAAGCTATGAATAAACCTGTCTGAACCTTTGAATATTACTCCAGTTGAGCTTCCTGTGGTATTTGGAATCTTGATTCCTCCGCTTGATAAAAAGCGCATTTGTTCAATGCTATTAGCTTTTGCAACTAAATCTTGTGCATCCGTTGTTCCTATAAAATCTGTTCCTGCTGTTGTTCCAGTATTTCCACCAAGCTCCCATGAAGGAACGCCGCCACCACCACTTCCAACTGTAGCCCAAGAATCAAGTGATGGGTCATATACATACATATTATTACCGCAGCTATCATACCAAAGAGCAGCCATTCTTACTGGATAGCTTACATGAAGATTTGGAGTTCCACATCCAGTAGGGAAGAATAAAGTGCTATCAATCTTTACTCTGTTTTTCTTTTCACCATAAGCAGTTACATTTGCTGGCAAAAAGACACTCTGGCTTCTTCCGACTAAGCCACAAAGAAGAATTGTTACAATTAAAGCTATCTTTTTCATATAAGAACGTATTTGTTTATTAAGTAATGTTTTGGATATACTTCAGTTCCTGAACCTGATTTACTTGTTCTGCATACTGTTGGCTCTGTTCCATTTGCAGCAATGGTGTACTTAAAGTCACCAATACCACCTTGCTCATTTTGAAACATTGCATACTTATCTGCTCCGATTGGATTAGTTCCTGTACTTGAATTTGTGTTAAAAACAAAGTGATAATGCTCAGCAAGATTCCAGTTGAACCAATCTCCTGCTTTACCAGTCTTATTGTTTCTTTCAAACAAGTCTCTTCTGTCTGGTATCATGAACTTGTTTGCATTTGCCGGGTTTGCAGAGTTTGCAAGAGAGAAGAAATACTTGTTGTTTCCTGTTGACCACGCATCATAGTTTACAACCTGTCCAGCATCAAGCTGTAAAACGAACTCTTCGTAAAGTCTTGCATACTTCTGTATATCAACAGATGAACCATCAAGCAAAAGCTTATTGATTGCATCAGGGCCAGTAACATCATCAGATGTTGACTGACCAACCTTTTTAAAGTTGCCGTCTGTTTCGCATACTCTCCATTCAGGGTCAAGTCCTGGTCTTGAAAACTTGTATATTGAAAAACTTTCTGAACCACAGGCCATGAGATTGCCACGGAGCCACTTGATTACTTCTGCTCCGAATGGAACAAACTTAACGCACTTGTGAGCAATATCGCTCACTTCAACCATCATCTTCCTTCCATCAACAACTGTGTTAATATCAGGAAGTGTTACTTCGATATAATCTCCTGCTGGTTCGCAGATAAGTTTTTTACCAAAGAATGATTCATCAAGATTAGTGCTAATCGTAATGAGGTTGATTCCAAAATCGGTAACAGTTGGATAGCTGTTTCCGGCTGCTTGCTGAACTGCATTAAAACGAATATCGTAGTATTGCATATCAGCAAATGCGTCACCTGCAATAAGCAAGTCGAATGTTCCTGTTACCTTATCCCACTGGTAATCAACTCCAGCAATCATAAGCTGACGACCACCACCGATCTCGTAAGGAATAATATCCCATCCAATATAGTCCGGCTTAAATATACCAGACCCAGGAGAAGTCTCAGTACCATCGAATACAAACTGAGTAGTTCCAGCTACGAGTCCAGGCGTTGTACCTACTCGTATCTGCTCGTCCTTGCGTGTAAGCAATCCATCAATGGAAGCTGGTACAATACTGAATAAAGCAAGATTTTGTACGACTAATCCTGCGCCATCAATCTCGTCAAGACTGAATCCATAGTTGTTTCTTGGTAATCCCGGAAAGTGATATATTCTTTGAGGATGACCAACTGTTGTATCAATTATAGATGCTACAACAGCAAATGGGCTTGTTGCAGATAACACAGAGGCTTTTATCCTGTTTGTTATAAAAGGATAGCCTTTGGAATAAGCATCTAATACTACTGTTGCCATGATATTGAAATGTAAAGTTAAGTAAAAAATCGTTACAAAGCGCAAATGTTTTTATCTTGTGGATATGTTTATTTTGCGATTTCACGGCGATTAGAGGCGATTTCACGGTGGTTGGCGATTGGCCGCCGGGAAAACATGCACCCGGACGAAACGCCCGTAAAACGCCCCGTATTGCACTGTTACTATTGCAAATTAATATTAATCAAGCTTCCTGCCGGCAGTCCAACAGCTTCTGAATCCACAACAAGAATAACGCCATCTACTACACCTCCGTCACCTCCGGCAACAGTAACTCCTTTGCTATTAACAGCAAAATGCACTTCCATTGTATAGTAGTATAATGGATGACCTGGAACATCTTCTGACTTTACAGGTTCTTTTTTATCATTAGGAGTATAATGTACTCCCTGAACTCTGAAATCATCAAGCAATGATGCTGCAACACAACGGAAATAAAGATAGTCTGGTAATCCGTATGCAGTACCAAAGCGTATATCTCTCATCTTTGAAATCTGAGAGTACAACAACTCGTTATTTCCACTTTCTTCATGAGCAACAATACTTGTTACTGATGGCTGTATTTTCTTAACAAGGCCTTCTACACGAATTACAGACTTCCATCCGGTAGAGAAGAATGCTCCAACATCGTTTGTAGAGTGTCCTGCCTCAATAAGAATTGTTCTTTCGTGTTTTTCAGCAAGCCATATTCTCTCTGATATAAGAACAGGAGTCGTTCCTACATAAGTGATGAAAAAATACTTGTCATCAGGATACAATGATAAATCTCCTGTTGCTTCCAATACAACTTCCGGAGGATTGATTGGAGGATTTGCTACAGCGTTATATGGGAACGATGCAACTTCTATTGCATCCTTGCATCTGAACATTTTAAGAGTTACTGCTGAAACTCCGTTTGTTATTATCTGGTCTCTGAACGGGTCAGACTTTTGAACCTTCTGAAGATAATCAGGATTTAAAAGCCAGAACTCATTTCTGTTATTAAACCAGTCTTCATAAAAATCAGCAGTATTATACTTTGGATTCTTTTGAAAGTCATACTCTACCATGTGAAGAGTATTATAGTCGCTATGATATACTGCGTTTTGCATAATGTTAACTGATACTCCTCTTTTGTATAAATTAAGCAGAGTAGAGTAAGATGTAAGTGGGGAGAATAACAGCTTCCATTCCTGTACATCTGCCTTAATAGAATCCATTCTCATACTTCCCATTGGAAGGAACCACAAGTCTTTTCCTCTGTATTTAGTATGAATAACTCCACCATTAATGAAGTTATACAATGTCTTAGCAAAAGTTGTTCTGGTTGGCGCTTTTACATTAGCATATTCCAACAGAGCAAATGGCTGCCCCAAAGAAGATGCTGGTACATCTGTATTCTCTGAAACAACATCTGTTCCTATTACAGTTACGAGATTTGAGTTTTTATCTGCTGTCTCGAATGTCATCTTCTCTGTTGTCATATTCTTGAACATAGCTGCCCAAAGTGGATTACGCTCACGAAGCATTCTTTTAGGAGAATACTCTGTATTGAAAACAGTGTTATCAATAACTCCTGTAATTGATGAGTATGGTGGACGACTTAACTTGTAGCCTGATACAACAATTCCTACTGTATGATTTTCAAGTGAAGTTGATATAATGTTAAGTCCATTCTTTATAGGAGCTAATACAACTGCAACTGATAACACTGGATCTATATAGTTGATTGGTACAACCTGAAAACTCCAATTACCGTTTGCATCAGCAATAGCACTACCAAGTGGAAGATATGGAATATAGCTTAACCATATTTCTACGTTTGTTCCCGGCTTTGCAACACCTTCTATAAGAGGAAGATTGTTGAATAAAGTAAATCCATCAAGTTCAGAACCAATGTAAGTTATCAAAGGATATTCAGTAAAGCTATCGACACTAAATACTACAAATGCAGCACCAAGATTTATACTCAATGTTCTTGTTCCGTTAGGAATTGCTGGTGATTTAAAAGTCCAAAATCCAGCATTGTCTGTAACTGTTGAACCTATCAAATTGCCATCTAAGTATATATCAATATTAGTACCATGCTGAGCTCTTCCTTGAATTAACGGCTTGTTATTGTACAGGTTCTGGTTATTATCTGGATACATAATATCCGGGTTAATAAAAGAAGCTGTATCAACATAAACAGATATGTTTGATGTAGGAGCTGACAAATCTGTAAACGTTGCTTCTATAAGATGTATGCCATCATCGGTAGGAGGATTAACAGTTGACAAAGCATTATTAATATCATAGACCCAGTTACCTTGTCCGTCTGCAACAGCACTACCATCAAGAACAGTGTCTACATAAATGTTTACAGTATCTCCTGGTTTTGCAATTCCTTTTATTGTTGGCTTGTTGTATGTTAACGAAGCATTATTTCTCGGAGACTTAATAATTGGAGCAAGAGGCGCATTGTTGACAGTTACGTTCTCGAAAGTTTCAACATCTTCAATAGCTGTTGCTTGTTCATCTGTTATCTTAACAACATAAACGCTTTTATCACCAGAGTTATCAACTGTGCTACCTCCTTTATAATCAAGTATAAGAAATATAATATCATAGCAACCAAGACGATATGCTGATACTATTGTTTCTTTCTTTGATATATTTTCAAAAGGAAGAGAGAATGTATTTTCAGAGTTAAACTCTAAACGACCGCTTGGATGGCGATAATCCTGCTTACGAGAACCAACTACAATTTCATTGCAGAACATATTCTTGGCAGGGTATGTCTTAACATCTATAGCTTCTCCAAGGTCAATTATAGTATTTATAGTTCCATTTGTTCCTATTACAACTCCGTTTACTTTAATTGTACAGTTATTGTATGTACCGGCTGGAACTAATGCCATTACGTTAACAGCAAGATTTACGCCGTTATTCTGTACAGCTGTAACTGACATCAATCCTACTCCTTGAAATCCACTGAACTCAAGTATATTTCCTATTGATATAGGAACACTTGGAATTGGAGTAATATAAATACTACCAAGAACAACTACTGTAAATTGCGTTGGTATAATATTATATTGCTTGTAAACCTCGGTTGCTTTTTCAAGAAACAAATCTCCGTTAACTACACGGAATGCAAGAAAGTATATAGAATCAAAAGTCTTAAAATAGTCATCAAAGGAAGAGTATATTTTTGCATTAGGAACTCCTCGTATAGAATCACCACTAAAGCAAACGTCTTTATTATTGCTTGATAAGAAATCACTTCCTAATGTAAATCTGTTTTTAGTTGCTTTTGCAACAAGTTCTTTACCTAAATCAATAGCACGCAAACCGTAAGCAATTATTGATTCAGATTTTGTCTTTGTGGTAATTACTATATTTGTAACATAAGGAAGAACAGTAAAATTTCTGGCAGCATTTGCTCTCATTTCTATAACAAGAAATAAGCTTTCTCCTGCAACCATATTAACTGTAAAATCTACAGGAAGAACATATGTTTTATAAAGCTCGATATGTCCACCACTACCTGGCCCTCCAAGAGCTTTGATAATAGTAAACATTTGACCTCTGCTTGTTAAGAAATAAATCCACAAGCCACCTGCACCTTGTTGGTCATCAACGCTAGCAGAGAATGAATAAGTTCCCTGTATTCTTACTCCGTTAATAGCGTAAGATGTATAAACGTGCCAAGTTCCTTCAGGTGGAACATACGAGTCAGGTGGAAAATAAGCTGAACCAGCATCGTACTTAATATAAGTCTGGCTTTTAGCAGCAATACCAGCACTGTCTCCATCTTGGTTAATAAGCACAAAAGGCTGAACGTTTCTTGGGTCTGCTGTATTGTGAATTATAGGTACAGATACTGTTTGAAAAGTATATCTATTAATAAGAGTAGTACCATCAAACAGAACTGGTATTGCTTTTGGATTTGTAGGAGAACAATCAACAGCATACTGAACACTATCATTTGCTGAAAGAACGCCCCATGCAGAATCATCTACAACAGGAACTGTAAATGTACCTGTTTTTGGGTCTTCAAATTTTTCAGACAAGTCTAATTTACCATAATAAGAAAGAACATACTTTCCTTGGTCGCCATCCCATTCAACTATTGTAAGATAGCATTTTTGGTCTACGTTTCTTTTATTGTAATATAGATGTCTTAGAATTGCTGCACCGTCTTTAATAAAATCAAGAGGAGCTTGTATTGAACGTACAAGACTCATATATCTTGAATTTGTTGCAAACTCGATTTCGTTATTAAGAAGGTTTGAAGGATTGAACTTTATTGGATAAGGATTAGCCCCAAAAGAAATAGAATATCCTCCGTCTGCAGCTTGACCTGCTCGGTAGAATTTCTTGTTCTCATCAGTGATGAAACAGTATATTCCTCTTTGATCTCTTCCTGCCATTAATTCTGAAGAATTTTATCTTTGTAATTTAAGTATCTTACATCAACAACTATTTTATTGTTGACAACGTTCTTGATTTCTTTTTTGCTCTTGGATATGCAGCCAGCAAGATACATTGTTTGAGCCCAACTTTCATCACGACTCATCTTGTCAATACTCGGATAGGTTTTTGTCAAAGGAATTACTTGTGTTCCCGGTGGAAGATAAGATACGTTTTCCTTTGTAACAAGATAAGGACTCTTATATGGCTCAACGATAAGTTCAGGCTTTCCTTTTTCACCAGTCCTTGCCAAACCACCTTTGTGAGGAATACCTTTAGTACCTTCTTCATAAGACGGAACTGGTGCAGATGCTGCAACTGCAAGAGCAGCGGCTCCTGCAACACCAGCAAGAACAGCTCTTGCAATTTTAGTGTAAGGGTCTCCTTCTGTATATGCTTTGATAATAGCAAGACCTGTTGCAACAATTATTTGAGCTATTGAAGCACGTTTATCAAACTCTGCCTGTTCTCTTCTTATCTTCTTTTGTTCAGCTGCAAGATTCTTTTCTCTCGTTTCTTTCTGTGCAGTCAACTGTATTTCAAGTGCAGCTTTCTCTTTTGCTGAAAGAGTTGATAATCTTATTGCATCAATTTCAGACTGATACTGTTCTTCAGTTGCTTGTTTTAATATATCTATTTTTTCAAGCCTCTGTTGAAATTGCCTATCAACTATTGTTGTAACGGCATTATAAACAGCCTTTTCAGCCTGTTCAATGGCATTTAAAAGCTCAAGCTTACGCTTTTGCTCTTCTTTATCCTTTTGAGATATGTCGTTATAGTTTTGCTGTTGACGTTGCAATCTATGTTTATCACGCTCGTCTTCAGCTTTCTTGATTTCTTTTTCAGTCTTTGTTATGTTTGCAGCAAGCGCATCACGATTGCCTACAGATTCGTCTCTTGCTCTTTGTGCAGATAAAACTCCTTTTCCTTCTCCTTTTGCAAACGAAAGACCTATCTCAGATGTTTCAACATCGTTTTCTGCTCTCTTTAAAGCTTCTTTTTGTTTATCAAGAAACTTATAAAGATTGTCTAATTCTTTGTCGTCATCTTTAATTAAAGCATCAAGATACTCATTACGATATTTCCTATCAATCTCTTTTCTTTTCTTTTCGTATTCTTTTATCGTTATAAGTTTCTTTTCAAACTGGTCATTAAGGCCTTTAAGCTCTTTGGTATGAGCCTCATGGTTTGCTTCCTCGGCCAACCTGTTATTATCCTGAATTGCTTTAAGCTCTTTTGATAATGAAGTAGTAACAATTTCATATACAGCTTTCTCTGCATCAGCTTGTATATTAAACTGTTGTGTACTTGCACCTGATTTTAATGCAGATTGTTCTTCAGGAGTTAATGATGACTTTCCTCCTTCTTCAGCAGCGCCTTGTTTTAAATCACGAGCAAGCTCGATTGATTGAAGTTGCTGCTTTTTAATTATATAATCAGTATATGCAGCAAGTCTCTCCGCAAGACTGTTTTGCTCGTTCTTGTATATTTTCTCAGACTTGATTGCAGCTTGTTCAATCTCGTCTTTATCCATTTTCTCTTCAGCATCAAGAAACCTTTGATAATACTCTATCATCAAATCAAGAGATTGCTTACGCAAATCAATCTCTATCTTGTTATTATCTTCGGTTAATTTCTTTTTAGCAATCTTTTTGTCCTGATCTGTAGCTGAAACATTAGGATTGTCTTTTGTTCCAAAAACATTTATATAGTCAACACCAGCAAGGCGTTTGTTAAGCTCTGCTATATTTTGAATGGCTTTAAGCCTTTCTTTGTATGTGCTTCTATCGTCTGCAAGTATTTCTCTGTTCTTCTCTATACTTGTAGAGATTTCATTCTTGGCATTTTCAACAACAGCTTTTCTCAATTCATCAGAAATAAACTTTTGTTGAGCAGCAGCAGCTTTGCTTGATTCTTTTGAAGCATTGATATAATCTTCAAGATTTTTAAGTTTAGTATCAGTCTGACCTTTTGCAAGATCAAGTTCTGATTTATAAAGCTTTTCAAGATCTTTTAAATCATCTTCTGTTATAGTATATTGAACACCATCAACTTTCTTAGAGCGAAGAGCTTTATATGCTTGGTCTGTTTGACCGCCGGTAGGAAATAATCCTGCAACAAGTTTAAGTTTCTCTGAGAATGTTTGCTCGTTCTTAGAATCAAGTATTTTTTCAGTAAACTTTAAATCAGCTGCAATCTTTATTTGTTTGTTTGTAAGTTCTTTTATCTCGTCATATATCTGAGATATACCACCACGCAAGTCAACTTTATTACTTGCTTCAATCAATGCTTGTTGTGCAATACTTACTCTATCAGAAAGAATTTCTCCTTGTTCAACACCACGAGATTCTTTAACGTCGGTTTCTCTTGTTCTTCCAAGAACAGAATTTCTTGTAACGAGCTCGTCTGCTTTTTGTCTTTGGTCGTAAATGTCTTTGTATATAGCAAGACGATCTTTTAAGTGATTGTTTATTTCAGTCTCTCTTTTTGCTATATCACCAATACTTTCTTCCATCAAATCAAGAGACTTAATGATTTCACCTATTACTTCATAAACAAGATTGAAGATACCTGCTATACCAATACCCGGTAAAATATAAGCAAGAGTTCTTAAATGACCAAAAGCTTTTGAAAGTTGATTTCCAAAAGCGCTTGCTGCTTCACCAGACTTGTTTAATGTAACGGTTGAATTTGCTACAACCTGTTCAGAGTATGAAATTGTACTTGCTGCTTCACGCACAGCAACTTCACCACGAGCTACAGCGTCTGCAGCTCTACCTTGTGCAGCAGCATTTGCATTTGCAGATGCAGCTGAAAGATTATTTGCAGCTGCAAGTTGGTTTTCAGCAGCTGTTAAACGTGCTTCTGCTGCAATACGAAGTGTCATTACATCAGAAAGATATTTTTGCATAGCTGCATATTGAGCAGCCTGAACCGTTTTCTTTTGAGAAGCGCTTGCAGATTGAAGATTTGCATTTGCAAGTCTTAATTCAGCAGCGGAAGCTTGTGTTGCAGCAGATGCTTCACGAACGTCTGCAGCTGCAACACGAGTGGCTGCCTCTGCAGCTTTAAGTTTCGCTTCAGCGTTTTTTATTGAGGCAGATGTATTGCTATTCTTTGCTGCAGTGTTTGCGTTAGTTGCAGATGTATTAGAATTTTGTTGAGCAGTAAGTGTTGATATTTTTGTATTAAGTTCTGAAATAAGAGCGTTTGTTTGCTTTAAAGCATTATTAAACTCAACAAGACCAGAACCCAATACAGGATTAAAGCTCGCACCATCGTACTTGCTTAATTTATCAAACAGAGCAATAAATTCCTGAAGAGTTTTCATCTTCTGGGCGTCAAACGAGGAAATGTCAAGCCCCAAAGAAAGAAGGTTTTGACTCATTGTTCTGAAGTTTTATTTTCTTCTATTTGCTGTTTTACCATCACTGAAAGGTCTTCTACACTGTCTTTATCTTTGTCAATAACGTATCCTACTTTCCGTAAAGTATTAATCATTCTTATCCAGCCTTCTTTCTTCTGCTTTTCTGTAATTTCCTCTTTTGGCTTAGATTCTCTTAATGTATGAAGCTCTTTCATTTTGGCTTCCAACTGAGCAATCTGCAACTTTTCACGAAGTTCAACCTTGTCAAGTTGAGCAATGAAAGACTCCGTGTCTTCGTTCCATTTAAGCCTGTGACCAAACTTCTTAAACAAATCGAAGTTTGGAACGTATGGCTGGCCAAATTCTTTTAAGAATAACTTTTGTCCAACTATTGAAAGCTTGACACTATTTATTCTGTTTGTAAGAAAAGTAATGTATGTTACTTTTTCAAACTCTTCTGATTGATATAGTTGAGCTGTATCAATATATTGAGTATATACTTGATCAAATTGCTCATCGTTCATTACGCTACGATCTTTCTTAAACCAAGCGTTTTCAAATTGTCTTATCGTATATTGGTCATACACTATTCCATCTCCTTGTAAATTCAGCTTGAATCTGAGGTATTAAAATATTGTTGGCAAAAGTTTCAAGATTCTTTTTACTCAACTCAACAACAGCCTTTCCGCTACGTTTTATAATATCAGAAAAGTATGGAGCATCACTTGTAAATGAAAATGTATCTCCTTCTGTTATAACTGTTAATGATGAATAAAAGTATCCTGAAAAATAGTTTGTAATCCACTCTGTTATCTCACCAAGACCAAAAGCATATTCTTCTTTAAGCTGTATTGTAAGAGGTTTATAATAGTCTCTTCCAAATATTGTTACTGTTTGGTCATTGCCATCTTTACCTACTTGCAACTGTGATTTTAATAAAAAGACAAGATAATCGGTATTAGCACGAATAATTTTCATTGCTTCTACTTCGATATCAAACTCATGAAGTACAATAATCTTGTTATAAAAATCATTGAGCATTTCTAGCCTAGAAGCCCGACTTGATTACAAGTCGGGCTTAAAGGATTCTACAGAAAAGATTTTTACTCCGGTTCTTTATCCGCAGGCGATGCAGGCTCCTTTTGTTCCTCCGGGCGACCGTCGCCATCGTATGCAGGATCAGCTTTTAGTTTGCTGCACAGGTTCCACAGCCATTCTTCAGATGATTTTTTAGCAACGTCGTTCATATGGCTGAAGATTTCCAGCTTCTGAACGTCTTCCAGGCTTTTGCAATTCTTAAGATCAGGTGAATCGGGATATACCCTCACGCCGTTGATGAAATACTTCTTCTTGCTCATGATAGTAAATTTTAATTGTTACAAATATTTGTAGCCCAAAAGCCCGTCTTATTACGAGAACGGGCTTTTTAGAGCGTGCAAACTCATTATGGAATAGCAATATCTACCCCGGTTGCACCTTCATCGCTGGTTTCAGAAGCATCGTATCCTAAGATATCGTTGCCGTACCAAACGGACGGAGCAGAGCCTATCACATTAAAGGTCTGTCCACTGGCGAATGTGCCTGTAATCTCGATCTTTCCACTCACAATGGCAATAGCGCTTGGTGTTATCACCGCACCGGTAGCCTTGTTAGTTACGATGAAATTTGTCAGATCAGCCAAAGGAGCGCCAATCAATGCTACCAGGTCTGTTTTAGCACAGCATGTTTCCACGCCGATAGTCAGTTTGGTAGTCGTGCCGGCAGCCGTCTTCGTTACAGCAGCATTAATCAATCCTATTTTGGATAAAAGCTCGGAGGCGCCATCGAAGATGATACCGTTTTTAACGAGCTCAACAGGGCTGAATGAGTATCCAAACCTGTTCTTGTAAGGAGTTGTTTTGAAGTCTGCAAGAATAGGAGATGCAGGATTTATGAAGTCAGTGATGAGACCGCTGTAGGTTCCGTCATCATTTTTCCTGCCCAGCATCTGACCTTGCTGGTCGATCTCGATTACCCAGTAACCGCTGTTCAGGAAGCTGGCAAGTGCATCGGCATAGCACAGACCACCGCTCAGAGTTTCAAACAGCCTGTTGTATATTCCGAAACGGAGGAATACTTTCAAGCCGTCGTCCATCTCGATTACCACATCATTAGGAGCTTCGTTCTGAATGGTGCGGATAGGAGCCTGCTGGCCGAATATAGGAAATGCTTTGCGTTCATGGATGAGTCTGAGCAACCACTCAGTAGGATCTTCCAAGTCGTCATCGTCGAACTTGACGGTAGGATGAACCATGATAAGCATTGCTGTAGCTCCCATGGCGGTATTGCACTCCTTGCCAGTATTTTTTACTGTCGTAGTGACATTACAAGCCTTCTTTATCATTTTTTACATTTTTGAATTTGAATTAAATTAAGTTTCAGGTCTGAAATTTCTATAAAGTCGATATAGTCATTTGTGCCTTTTCCTGTAGGCTGGTCTCCTGCCCAGTCTGATTTTATATGCTCAAAAGCATCAGGGTCTGAACAATTAACGTTTGGTGACATAGCGAGTCTTTTAAGAAACTCCTTGTACATAGGATATAGGATTTCTTTAAATGTACCGCCAGCTTTAAAACGTGGTAGAACATCACCTTCGTCAACCTTTACAAGCGTAGCAAATACTATTCTTGGTATGGTTATTTCAGCATAAAACATTCTACCACGCTTCTCGAATATCGGCATCTTTACAGCAACCAAAGGATATTTAAGTCCATCGAGTGTTATAGAGCCATCGAGTTCGCTAAGAGCTTTCAGTATTTGATTGTTATTCCCAGGAGCATAATTCATCGTTAAGAATGTACCAGCTGAAGCACCTGGCTTCTGAACTTTCATGGCTCCGATAACGGTTTCCAAGATTGTTGGTACTAATACATCTTCGATTGTCATAATCCTATGAAGTTAATCTTTCTTGAAACATTGAGAGACTTTGCTATTTGAACATTGTCTATCTCAGGATACACTTTCACTGGCAGCGAGTTCTTATACCTCAAAAAAGAAAGGAGGCTTCGTGTTTGCTCGCTGTAGTAATTCCATGCCGAGATCATCTTATCTCTTGGGGAGACCGGTATGGCATTTTCTCCCTTGAGAACTGCAGTGTTAACGCCTGTTGTCTTTGTGGCTTCTTTTTGCTGAAAGTAGAAATAAACATATCCAGCTATCAGACTTTTATTTGTATCATAAACAAGACCATCGAACTTTTGCAGTATGTTGTTACAATCATAGTATTCTGCTCCATTGAGTATATCTTGCATACGTGCATCAGAAGGTGTTGCTAAATACGCTTTATGAAGTCCATAACCCATAATCTCTCTCAAACACTGCGGTTCAAGTTTTTCAATCATGTAGTTAAGACCTTCGAGTACAGCTGCGCTTTCCTTGTTTACGACTGCAAAATCACCCACGAAAAAGTCTTTGTTTATAATAGTAGCCATTTCAGTAGTGTTAATCGGTGTTTAACTTACCTGCAACGGTTGCTGTAACCGTGGTTGCTCCTCCCACTCTCATACGCCAATGCTTCGCAGTAACCGTTTTATTCCAGTAATAGGTTCTGCTTGCAACGTTTGTAATAGTGAGCGTGTCGCCGGCATCAGATTGCCAGTTATCACTGGTGCTTTGCCTGTATTCAAGAATTGCTGTACCACCAGCAGTGTTGGCTGTTCTTGTATATGTCATACTGAACAGAATTCTGCCGTACCCTTTTGTAAGGGTGTAGGTCATGGTATCAATACTTGAGTTACTGATGGCTCCGGTTGGATTGGATGCCGTCTGGCTGAAAGGAACCTGAGATTTAACCTCATTGCTCACAGCCAGAAGTGTGAGTATGAGGAATAATGCGAGTATCTTTTTCATCTTAGATGATTGAGAAAAGTTAATAAATGTTGTTTCTTAAGCCTGGCGGATTGCGTTCTGGATGTTTACGAAGCTATCGTAGCAGAAGGCGCCAGTGTACTGGTCATTGAAGAACTGGTGCAACCTCATTTCACCGATAACGGTGATAAGGTTCTTGGTCAGGTCATCGTTCTCCATACCCCATGTTACATAGAAGTCTTTGTAAATGAGGATACGATAGAAACGCAGGAACCCGGCCTGAACGTATCCTACAGGCACGTTGTTGTCTTCGATCACCCTTGCACCACCTATCCTTGTTCCATCAGCAGTCATGAAAGGAGGAATGTTGTAAACACCGGAATCAGTAGCTTTCTGCAATTCCATATTGGCTGCGTCAATGCTGTTGATAAATACGGTGATTTCTCCTTTCAGCCAACCTGAACGCAGCTGAGCGATAACGGCACGGATGGCATCAGCATAGGTAGGATTGGTTGTTTTCACAGTGGACAAAGTGTATGCCACTGACAGGCTCTGGATGCCGGCAGGATTTGTGCTGGATGCTGTTCCAGACATCAGCTGCTCGTTCACTTTTATCATCACCTGGTACTTCAGTTCCTGTTCGATGAAGCTGGTCATACCATCAATATCGTCCAAAAGTTCTGTCTGCGCTTTTGCGCTATCAGCGATCTTTTTGGCGTTTGATGTAGCTGCTTCCAGCTCCAATGAAATGCCAGGCTTTGCAACACCAGGAGCGATGAATGCAGCTGCACCCAACGGATTTGTTTTGTTTACCCAGTAGTAGGTAGGAGCGCCGGTTCTTCCTTTGGTAAGGAAGTCCCAGAATACCGGTTCAGCACGAACGATCTCTGTTGGTGTAGATTCTCCTTCTACACGACCGATATATGTAGAGCTTCCGGCATTTACGCTGGATACTGACATCGGGCTGGCAACACGCAGGTCGAGAGGTTTCAGAACAGCCTGGTTTCCAGAGCGGATATTTGCAATGGCTTCTTTGTTGTCTTCCTGCCATTTTGCAACCTGGCTTCTGATATCCAATGCTTCCACCTGTTTGCTCACATTGTTACGCAATGCCTGCAGTTCTTCGCCTTGTTTCAACAGTAGTGCCATAACGCCTGTCTTTTCATCAGCCATAGCACGCAGTGCTTCAACCGGGAACGGAGAGTCAATATCTTCTCCTTTAGCGTTTTTTCCTTTGGTAAGGAACATCAACTGATTGGTGATGGTTGTAACGTCTTCTTTTGAGGCACGACCGGCGAGTTGCTTTGCAACATTCTTCTCAATCTTCTTGAGAAGCGTTTTGGTCTCTTCGTCGTCTTCATCACCATCTGAAAGGTAGGAAACATTGTCTCCTCCATGACGGCTTGAGCCGAATATCCTGCGACTCACCACATTTGGCAAGCGGTTTTTGTTGAGCATGGCAGGATTGAAAAATGTTCTTTTCATCTTTTTCTTTTTAAAATGATTCAATAAGTTTCTTTAAGTTTATTTTACGAACCTGCTGCGGCTCTTCCTTGTCTTTCAGTGACTGTTGAATTTCTTCAGCCGGCTGTGACTTGGCGAGTGTTATGTGTCGGTCAATCAAACTTCTTAATTCGAGTTGATTCTTCCTTGGAACAGTCTTGATAAAAGCTTCTGTATCCTCTTCAAGGAATTCATCAACGAAAGTTCCGTCTGTGTTTCTTACAACAAACGTTTCTTTCTGTGAAGGAAGTGAAACAGGAGATACTTCAAACAGCTCCATTTCGTGCATAAAGATGAGTCCTGTTTTCTCATCGTATTCCATTTTATCCCAAACATAGTTGAAACCATAACTTCCTCCGTTTATGGTTCCACGCTTGATTTGAGTAACAACCCTGTCAAGTTCTGGAATAGGATCTGGCTCATATTCAGCATACAAGCCAATTTCGTCTTCAATAAGCACATTAGGAAGACACATTGGGTCTCTCTGATTATGCTGATTAAGAACAATGATTTTATTATTAGCAGAACTGGCTGGGCCACGTTCTTCTATTGATTTTTTGAACCCACCTCTCATTGGAACAGTACCGTAGTCATCAGGTATTCCAAAGATACAGAAGTACTGTTTAATAAGGCGCTCTCCTTCTTCTTTTCCTTTAGCGTACTTTGTTGCACGTTTATCTATTGGAAATTCCGCAAGCTTTGTTCCAGAAGGATAAAAGAAATGAATTGGCTTATGACCAACTTTATTTCTTAAAGCCTGTATTTTAGGATGGAGTGTTTTCATTCTTATCTTTTTTTGGATTAAGATCTATTCCGTTTTTCTTTGCCCAGTCTGGATAGAAAAAACCATCCATTCCAGCAACTTTATCTTGTTCGAGCATCTCTCTGCACTCGTTATAATCAATCATTCCAGATTTCCACATAAGGTCTATTCCTTTTGCCTTTGCTTCAAATGCTTGTCCTGCGTTAACAGCGTCGTCCTGAAGGATAAGAAGATGGTCAAAATCCATTGTAAGCTTAACTGTTGTCAGCTCAAACCACTCGTTGTAAACCGCCATCTTCCTCAAAGAAAAAGGAATCACATTATTTTGATAGAGATACTTTTCTGCACTCGCTCTGTTTTCGTATGTGGCATTTTTACCACTCATAAGTTCCGCTGGATAGCTGAATCTGTCGCATATGCCATCAGTACCAGTGCGAATTGTTTCTTTGGTCATTAAATCCTTCAGATTGAAGGATATGCCATTCCATTTTACTGGAACTTTGCTTATGATGTACTGAAGTTGACCAAACGTCAGTCCATATCTTGTAAGATCTTTTTGAAGGTCATCCGTTCCTTTAGGATCAAAAGGAAGAGCGCCAGCCATATCTTTTCCTGCATCAACAGAGAATACTCCAAGAGGCCCTTTCTTCTTGAGAAGAACATTATCTGCTTCCATTGCAGCTATAATGTTTGAAACGTTGAAGTCCAGTCCTGCAACCTTTGAAAGTGGTAAACCTGTAGTATTACTTTCGTTTGCATCCATGTATCCGTCTTTTACAACGAATACATCTGAAGCAGGAATTGTATAATCTTGTCTTCCAATCCTCACTATCCATTCTTTTATGTACGGGCCTTTTGAGCTGTCCATAATATCGAACTGGTCATTGATAACTGGTCTTGTGTACAATAAACTCAGATTGAACATTGCTGAACAATACGACTTGTCAAAACCGACAGGACAAACTCCAAAAACAGGGCAAGCGCCAAATGTTCGTGCTAATACATCTTGTTGTGTATTGAACTCGTCCCAAGTCTGCCATGGATTAGGCTTTTTCATAAGCTTCATAATCCTTAACAGTCTGGCGTTTCCTGAATAATTTGTTATAGTAACGCCTTTCTCATCTATCGGTTCTACAATTCCGTTGGTATCAGCTTCTGCAAGCCTGTCAATAACTGTTGATAATGGAGAACAGTAACGATAAGCATAATACTGCATAAGTGGCGTACTCAATCCCATCCATCTTGGATTCATCTGGTCGCCATTTCCAGTAAGATCGAGAGTATTTCCTTGATTATCTACAGGAATAAAGTCCATTTTTACTGGCATTGGTATTTTACCAGCTCCCATACTGCCGAACATATTGTTGGCACCAGAAAGGTCTACGCTTCTACGCTGTAGCCATTTGATTGGACTTTTACTCATTGTTCTACTATATTTCCGTAAATGTCAATTACTGTGAGAGAAATTACTTTTGGAACAACTTCGTTAAATACTAAACCAAAATAACCAGCAGGAATCTTTTCGCCTTCAACTCTGTACTCAATTCCATCTTCTGTTTTTTCAAGAACTCTTACAGTAGCGTTACAGTCTCTTTTTAAGAACTGTATAGCAAGTCTTTCTGCTTCAGACCCATTCAAATGCTTTGCTACTGTTAAGATTCCCATTATATTTGATTCCTTTGATACTTTGTATAAACCGGATACCTGATAGCATCAAACAAGTGATTGTTATTATCTATAGGCATATTTGTAAGCTCGCCGTTGTCTTTTCTTGTTTCCCACACATAAAGACTTCTGTCTCTGTGTAGGTTTTTGCTTGAACAAGGATATTTAACCTTGAAATGTTTAAGTAACTCTATACCTCCATTAATACTTCCCTGTCCTTTACGAGCCATATAAGCTGCGATTCCTATGTTCCTTAAAGAACGAATCATATCAGGGTCATGCTCACAATACAACGGCATAGAAGAGTTATACCCACTAGCAAGTAAAATGTTTTTTATCTGCTGTGGGGATAACCCGGTCTCATAGGCTAATTCTTTTATAAAGAGCGTGTCGCCAACTTTTAAAATCTTAATAATGGCTGTCGGGTCATTAGTATAACCAAAGTCAATACCATATATCCAGTCGCCATCTTTGTCTTTTGGAAAGTCTACGTCGTCAATCATTTCCCAATCTGGGAAGATAACTCCTGTAACATTTCCTGTCAAACCACGAGCGTAAACTTTCCACAATTCGTAATCTCCTCTAACTACTGTCGGCTCGCCATTTTCTTTGAGGACAACCTTTCCATCAGGCCCATACAAGAATTCGCAGATGTTCTCTATCTCCTTATGCTTTGCTTCGCTAAGAAAAGGATTATGTCTATGGTCAGATATATAAAGAACGTTACCAGAAAATCCAGTAATCTTTTCATGAGCCCAAAATCTGATTGTAGGGTTGTAGTCAATTATCGTCTGCTCGCTCCTGGAATCAAGTTGCCAATAAGTCATATACTGAAACTTATTGGCTTCGTTAATAAACAAACGCTTTCTTTTTTGACCACGTGCAGAATACTCATGGTCGAACACCTTAAACTCCAGTTTCATTCCTGACCTGAAAGTAAAAAGATGGTCTGTTTTGTGATACTTTGAAATCGAATCCTTAAAAGACGGATAAACAAACTCTTCAAAATCTCGCAACGCACCACCCTTCAAGTGAGGAAAAGAGTGCGATGTTACTGTTGTAATAGGAGGCGTTATACCGTCCGGTTCTTCTTCAGAGCAAAGCGTTGTAAGAGCTGCGAGGATATTTACTGTCTTTCCAGAATACTGACCTCCACGATGCTCGATTCTTCTTGTTCCGTACCGCAACTCTTTAAGAGTCTCAGTAAAGATTGGAGATACCCTCATTGAATGCAATTTAAGTCATTATATTAATAGCACCAAATTTTGTTATCCACCGTGTGTTAATAACTGTTTGTCATATTCAATGCGGTCACCTTCAGCAACAAGCAATGCTGCTGCTATTGTTATGCGTTCTTCGTAAGACTTGCTTAGCATATGAGCCCATAATCCTTCATCCCATCCTTCAGGACACATAGACTTGGCTGTCTCTTCCATTCCGTCGTCAATTCCTCCTGCCCCAAAAGAAAGCATTCTTGCGGCAATTACGAGCTGGCCCTTATCATTCTCACGATAGTCATGAATAGTATCCTTGCCATGCTTGAAAATGTGTTCCAAGCGTTCTTGGGTAACTTTAGTTAATCCGTACATAACAAATGTTTTAGTGTGTACTTAAAGCAATGCCCCACCTAAAAGGCAGGGCTTGCTAACGATCAGGAGCACGGATTACTGTCCTGCAGGCTGGTCTTCAGTCTTTTCGTCCACTGCCACCAAAGAGTCTTTCAGACCCTGTGCCAAAGATTTAACTTCAGCCCATTCTTCAGCGGTAGGAACTTCACCGGAGATCTCGTTGATACGCTGGTGGAGGTTATCCACGTCTTTTGAAACCTTAGTGACAACTTCCTGTGTATCAGTCAGGAGCTGCTTGATTCCATTTAATTCTTCGCTCATTGCAAGGAGAATTTTGATTGTTAACAATAAAAGAAAAGAGATGAAACATCCTACTAAAAACAGTAGAATATAAATCCAAGTGTTATCGTTCATAGTTTTATAATTTTAAGTCTTTGCATTTCAAAGAAACACTTAACGGTTGCTTTAATATCATCTAAGGCATCATGAGCTCCTTCAAACTCTTCCCCAAAAAGTTTAACGTGCATCTCCTGTAATTTAGGCCACTTTCCACCATAGTGATTTGAATAGGAAAGCATTGTGCATAATTTCCTCAGTTTTCTTCCTGTAGTCTTTCCATACATCTTCATTTCTGCAACCAGAACAGGAGCATCAAAAGCAATATTATGAGCAACAATAACTTCAACTCCATATTGAATAATATCTTGAATGAGTAAATCAAGTATTGCTGGCATATCAACACCATGCTCCTGACATCTTTCGGTAGAAATATTATTATCAATAAAGAATTGAGTCTTTGGTACTTCCCAACCATCAGGCTTCACCAAACAACTTTTTTCGTTGTAAACAAATTCAGTCTCACTTTCAACAACAATCCAGGCAATCTGAGTTATACGTGGACAAACACCATTATTCTTTAAGCCGTTCGTTTCAGTGTCAAAGAATAGGATGTTCATACTATAGCTTTTTTATTTGAAAATTGGACGAAAATTTGTGTGAGTACCGAATAGCGCTGAGCCTTCTCCTATTTTTTTGGTGAATAGGAGAAGGCTGGTTAGTCGGATTTTGGTTAGAAATTATACCCGTCGAATCCAGAGAGGGTGAAAAAGCCTTTAAACCAATTAGTGAACTGTTTCATAATGCTACTTTTGTGGGTTGTGGTGGCAATATTGCCGAATGTCTTCTAGCCCAAAACCCCAGCCGTATTGCTACGGTCTGGGGCGGGTTGTGCAGTATTTTACCCGAACTGCCGGGGGTTGTGAATTAGGACTTTTCTCCGTTTTCACGTTGCCATGCCAGAACCACGGATCCGGTAGTGCCACGGCTTTCACCGCTGGCAATAATGGCTTTAACGTTTTCGGTGTCGTTCATTCCTGCGGCACGATTGGCAAGGAACTTTTCAACGATACGTTTGCTGGTTGCACCTTTCTCACCGGGCTGTTTCTTTTGACCGTCGGCTGGATCGGCTTTCAAGGAACCTACGGAACCGATAACAGCATTCTCCAGTGCCGTTTTGGCAGCGTTGAAAGCATCGGTGGCAGCGTTGCGTTCATCATCCTTAGCAGATTTCGGCAGGGCTTTCAGGGCATCACGTGCAGCATCGTAGTTTGCAATAAGTGCCAGTTTGGCATTTCGTGCTTCTGCTACTTTTACAGCGTGTTCAGCCTTTTTGATTTCCCCGATTTCGGCCTTAATAAGTCCGTTCTGCTTGTAAACGGCTTCCATTGCGGCTTCCATTTCAGGCGTATCCGGCGTACATGCCAGCATGGCAGCAACCAGTGTCTTTTTTTCAGCCTGCAAAGCGGTTAACTTTTCAGATGTTGGTGCGGGTGCAGGTGCAACTGCGGTAGTTTGTTCGCTCATTTTATTCGGTTTTGTGCCGGTAGGCTATCCGGGCGGCTCTGTATGGCTTCAACCCGTATAACCATGACGGCGGTTATATAATGGCCGGGGCAGGGTTTGGTTGCTTAGTGAGGCAACAATTAACCCCGGAAAATTTGCGTACTTCAAAGAACTTGTCAACCCATGTAATGACCGATTGACAATACAAATATACGACGGGTTTTGTTATCCTCCAAACATTTTGACTGGTATTTTAGCCCTTTAACAAAATTTTAACGTATTAACAATATTAACCATATACAATACGTCCTGTCTACTATATACAATGGTGCCAATATTAAACATTTTAGTAATATCCCCGTAAATCGACTATCTGGCTCCGGACAATGGTATTGCATGGGTAAAAAGATATGCCCGTAAAAGGCCTGTAATTGCGTCCTATAACATGCCATAAAAGCATGTAAAATGGTGCTAAAACATGACATAACTACCGTGCCAAAGTACCATAAACGATTAAACCAGTTTTCCACATTTTATCTACATTGTGAAAACATTAACTTTTGATTGCATACATTTGTACCGTACCAAAGCCAGTACTATGCAATAACATCTACATAACCAACCACAGTACTATGGAATACATAGTAGTATATTTGACCGAGTACCAGGCCACGTCAGCAACTTGGCAATACCTACTACTGTGCATGGGCGTACAGGCGTGAATGTGTAGATTTACTAGTCTTTTCAGATTGCTCTCTCAGATTTTCCTAATCAGCTTTTCCTCCTGTTCCATTTTCCAGATATCGCTTTTCCAATTCTATCTTTTCAACAACTTCAGCCTCGGTCGAAGATAATGATGGCAAACCTTGAACAACAGTTACTTGTATTGCCTTAATTGGCTTATCATTATCGTTATCCATGCCAAGTAACTTGGATGTGAATATAGGATTGTAAACTCCAACCTGTGCGAGATCACTGTTCTGAACATATATAATGTACAGTATTTTAGTGATAACCTTGTAGTAATCACTATCCTCACGCTTGGTCTTGCGTATCTCAATTAAGTAATCTTCAATGAGACCACTGTGTATGCAAAATGCCTTAAGTGAATAAGGCCTGGGGTTTTCATCGTAGTATGGCTTACCTGCATCTTTGCCTGTATTGATTGTCTTCTTGACTTTCAAAGGGTTTTCGTCTGACCATTGGAAGTATTCCATAGCCATTCTCCATATGTCTTCAGCGGTAGTTGATACGACAGTCTTGAGTGGATCTACAAACTGCCATAGCTGGTCATTATCCATAGAGTGTGATTATTAAAGCTTGAAATTGATCGAGCGTCCTTACGATATAGTACTCGTGTCCCAAGATAAATACCATTTTCTGGAATTTCTCCTGATGCTCAGATTGCTCGCCTGTGTCCGTCTTAACCTCAATGAAAACAACTTTCTGATCCATAACCAGTATTAGGTCTGATACACCGGCTCTTACTCCGAGCGCCTTCTTCTTTGAGCCAATTATCGAGTTCCATGAGTTATTATCTACGTGGAATAGTGTTCCTCGTTTTGTAGGATACTCCTGGTCGTACCACATTACCATCTTACCCTGCAGAATTTCTTCTTCTCTCTTCATGTTTAATGAGTTGATAGAGCGTCGCTGCTCTTTTGAGGTTTACGTTTTGTACAGTGAACATAGTTGATTTCTGCATTACAGATGCTTGTTCATCATATACGAAGTTATTCTCGTCTAAGTGTTTCCTCATGCGAACATAGCTTCCTTGAGGAATCATAAACTCGACATTGAATCTATCGTCTAGTCCTATTGTATTCGCCATATAGTGGTTTTAGTGGTTTTGTTTACAGTCCTTGTCTCGTATCGGAATATCTTCTGCGCTACAGGGCCACCAATGCTGTTTTCCAATATTCGCCTGTTACGCTTAAGTTTCTTCCCATACGTCCGAGTGTTTTCTGCCTCGTCCATTGCTCTTAGATGATTTAATACAAGTTCTCCCTTGTGTACAGGTTCGTCATCTACTATTTCAAAGCCTGTAACCGAGCATGACTGATTTAATATGAAGTGCTGAAATATCTTCTCTGCCATCTCTTTAGAAGTATCTTCAGCGTAGACACGTACTGCAAACATGATGTAAAATTATGAGATTAATGATTAACAACAAAATATAGTTATCCACATCGTTTTTGTGTGGTAACAGGAGCCCTCACACACTGAAACCCACGACCACAGCGGGTTCCATCATGTACGAAGGTCTTCTGTGGTAACGTGTGGTCAGATGTGGATAACCCATGAAACCCACGCCGGACGTGGCTTTGATGCCTTTTGTGGTAACGTGGTAACATGAAACCCGGAAATATATATTGAAAAAACCGTAATTTGTTACTATGTCGAATTAAGCACACAATACTCAATTCGACAGAGCGGACAAAACCGGTTTTTTCCACGTATGTTTTCCGAAAATATCTGACCACAGTTACCACATTTTCCAAAACCCGCATCAGTCGTGGGTTTAGCTGTGTGTCTGACAAATTGTCGTAGTTACCACATGTTACCACACATCCGGGAAATGCCCATTGGACGTGGGTTTGAACGTGTGAAGCGACAATATGGCATAAAACGACGTAGAGCATAATGAAAAATTGATATATGTCGAATTGAGTTACTTGAATGTCCTATCCACCATATTAGCGAATTGAATACTATCCTTGAGGAAAGTAATCTCAATCTGATCGGGATTTATCAAGAACTGATTAATTCCTTTAAGGTATCCAGCACTAAATGTGGATTTCAACAGTTCTTTCTTGGATTCATTGGCCTGCATTAATGAGCCTTGCAGCTCGATCAGTTGCTTATTCATTGAATCCAGAGTCTTTGTCTGGTAGTCGATAAAATCCTGCCTGGACTCATTGCATGCTGTCAGGAAGAGGAGGATGAATAGATACTTCATGTAATAATTGTTTTAAATAGTTAAGACGTTCTGTTAGACAATCTAAGTTGCCATTGTATGAATTGCGAAAGTATGGGCACTCCCAAGCATAATCCGTATCTGATAGATTAAAGTCGCTCATGATGCGTTTCTTCAGTTCAATATGCTCTAAGAAGTCCATGTTATGCCTAACGATCTTATAGGACACATGGCATATACCTAAGTGACAGTCAAATGCCTCGATAGAACTGAAAGCAGGTACAGCTTTATAATAAGCTATACATTTTCCGTACTGGGCTATAAGACGTTCGATGTGGTATATCACTTGAATTTATAGTTTATGGTGAGTGAAAACTTGTGTTTATGGTTGGCTGATGTAAGCATGAACGATTCATATTTAGCATGACAATTCAAGATAATATTCGCTTGAAGAGCATTCAAAACAGAACTAAAATCTGTTTCAACCTGAAGCACAATACTTCCATTATCCTCAATGAAATACTCGATAATATTCTCGTCAAGATAAAGGTGGTGTCGATAACCAAAAGGCAATTCTACTTTACGCATTCTATTATTCTGTTAAGTTGTTTATCGTTAAATACTATCATTCCTCCTGATATTGACTTGATTGTATCAGTCAATTCTTTTTTGAGGTCTCGTGGCTTTCCGGGAGACAAAAGCATCTGATAAGCATCAATCGCCTCGTACTCGTCTCTCGCTTTCTCGAATTCGTCCCCTTCTTTGGTTGTCCGCATGATTCGCCTTAGACGCAAACAGTTCTTGTATGTCGTCTCAAGTTGTTTGAAGTCGTTGTCTGTCATAAGTCGTCATCATGTATTTTAAGATGCTTCATAATATCTATAAATCTGTGTTCAGTCATTTAACAGTAAATTTAGCAATCATGTGGTGGTTATTAACTCTACAGTTATGCTCCCAAAACAATAGTTCATCATCGGAAAAGCAATACAAGTATCCAGATCTTTCATAGGATAAAAATACTTGAATTACATATTTAAGTTTACTCTCCTGCATTCCATGGCCAGTATCCGTGAACAATCTTGTGAACAAGAGCATAAACAGCTCCGAGAACAAATGAAAGATAGGTGAATGGATTCCACCAGTTAAAGTTTCTTTCTCTTGTCATTACTCCAATGCGAACAAGGAATGGTCTGGCATCATAGTCTGTATAGCTTATAACAACACATACACAGACAATATTAACCAGTATGCTTATCGCTTGGAAAATTAGTTCTGTATTCATCTATTATTTTTTTGATGTTTAGTTCAACTTTGAAATCAGAAGCTTGTTTCCAAGATGCAACATACTGGAATTTAAACTGCTGATAGAATTTTTGTGCTGATGATTCGTCAGTGCAATACAGCAAAATTGCAAGCGCAAGCTGGCTTGGACCACTGCCTGAATAACCCCAGTTGAAACCATCAGGAGAATGGTTACGGATTTTCTGAGAAGCTTCTGGTGAAAGAAGCTCGCCATTAATCCATACCATTCTCGTCCTGAAAGTACCAGTGATTATTACTGATTCTGGATAGTTCATTACTCTTCTGTTGAGGTTTTAAACTCCAGGTGTGCAGTCACCTTGTTGAAAGCGGAGCTGGTGAATGTCATTGTAGGATCGCTGATCTTGATGATGAACTTTCCTTCGATGGTGCCATCGTTGTAATAATAGAAAGTCCATCCTTCACGCTTCTCGGCAGTAATGTCAGGAAATCTGGCATGCTTTGCAAGCGTATCGAATTTGAGTCCTTTGGACTTGAAGGAATTTTTAAGTACCTCCTCGATTTTCTTTTGATGTGCTTCGTGAAGAAGCTTGTTTAACTCTTCGTGCATTTTTCTGTAGATTTATGATGAGAAATTTGTTGCTTCCATGATTTGCCAGTCCAAACCATATCGCCATAGTCTGCATCAAAGAATGTATCTCCTTTAATGAGCTGATTTGGCTGAAACTGTTGATGTACGTGTATTCCAGTTCCCATGTGTTGTGGCTTTCTTCTTATAATAGCAACTTGAACAAAGCCAAACTTGATTTGACGATGAATAAAGTCAGTAGAGTATGATTTATCTTCTCCAATGATAAATCCATTAGAAGTATCATTTTGAGCTTTCATAATTCTTACTTTTCTGTCTTTAAATACAAGAGTCATTCCTTTCCTCATTTTTGGAGGAACGAAGAAACCGTATTCGTCTTTTCCTAATTCTAATATTTTTAGTCTCATGACAAAATTTTTAAAAGTATCTGCATCCACATTTTATAGTGAATGCAGATAAGAGTTTACATTGCTGCGTACTTCCTTTCCATTTCCTTCAGCTTCCTGGTCATGTTGGCAAGAACCTGTTTTTTCAGGCTGTCGAAGTTCACATATTCAGCACTTACATACTTGTCGCTATGATCGTACTGAAATTTTACATGTGAACAGCAATAAGTGTTTTTTACCACTTCGATCTCGTTCTTAAGTTCGGAAATTTCTCCGCTTAAGCGATTAAGCTCCTCGAGCTTGATGTTGTCCATATTATGTAGATTTAGTTTACGTGTTAAAAGATGTGAATGATAATTGTAAGCATTGCATATATTTTTCAAATCTTCTACTATCATTCCAAGCAATCCTCTTCCAGCAGCCTGAACATATCTTATAGAGTCATCGTATCCTTCAACTTCTTTTGGAAGAATTATCTTTTTCATTGTCTTTAAATTTTAGTATTCGTTCTGTAAAATCATCTGATTGAGTTATTTTCAAAGCCATCTCTTTTGCCTGCTCTGTTTGACCAAGTGTTAATAACGCAAGACACAAATAAGCTTCAAACAATCTGGCTGAATCTTTCTTTTCATCTGCTTTCAATTCAATAGGTTCTTCTTGTTTTGCTGGTAGAGGTGTAATTATTATTACTGGTTCTGAAGATCCTTCTGTAAGTTCTGAACGCTGAACAGTGTAATGTCTCTTAGTCTTTATTTCACTTTCTTCAATCATGACAGTACACTTGTCTGCTTTATTTTGAGCAAATGGTGTTATACCGTCTGAATGATAGTACATAGCATATGTACTATTTATCTTACATTTTAGTTTAACACCACAAGCACATTTCTTATATATGTACTCATCATCTCTTTTATATTCCTCAAAAGAATGAGAATTTCTCGCATTCTTAGCAGTCTGTTTTCCACATCCTGGCTGACGATGTAATCTTGTGTTGCCATCATAATAGAATATCTGATGAGTGTCAAACTTATATATCCTCGCAACCTGTCCACACTTTGTACATACAACTTTAGCAAATACAAGTTCTCCTTCAAATTTAGGAGTTGGAAAACTATGAATTGTATCTCTAAAGTTCATTCAGTAATATTTTTAAATGGCATTCTTAATGAAGTCATAAACATCTGAAGCTCATGAACATAGTCGAATGTAAATCCCATGTAAACAGCTTTTGGAAACAGCAATCCGCATCTATCAAGCTCCATTTCATTTATTCTTTGAGGTGTAAACTCGATTCCGTAGCAATCTTCAACCGGAACTGGCTCATCAATATCCTCAAGATAAACATAGTCTTTTCCATCGAACACACATCCTCTTTCATTAGGTCTGAAAAAAGAATGACCTTCTACTTTACATACGACAAGTCCGTAGTAAACATTTGTTCCTGGAAGTAGATTTTCTTTTACCATTCTCTTATTATTGTTACTTCATTTTTTCTTACATATTCAAGCTGCTCCTCTTCTGGGCCTCCGGTGCGAATGAATCTATCAGCCATAAATGGTTCTTCTATGTCAAATCCTTTTAAAGAATATGCCCAATAATCTCCAAAGCAATCTCCAGCTAAGTTATAGTGAGTTCCAACTCCTTCGAATATAACTTCGTAATCTTTTCCTTCTTCAATTCCTTCACAAGTATCTATGATACCGTTAGGTAAATGAATGTCTGAAGTATTTATACAAAGTACTTTAAACGATTCCATATTCTTTGAGTATTGCTTTTGCACAAACTTTAGCTTCCTTTGTAAACTTTACAGCCATTTCAACTGTAATTTCAGCACTGCCTTGAGACGATATTGTAGCTGCAACAATCTTAACAACAATATCAAGTTCGCATGTACACTTGTTGAGCAAATCACACAAGGCGTTTACTTTTATACTGTCGTAATCAGATATATACTCTTTCTTTGTTACAGTGTCAACAAGAGTATAAGTAAATGGTTCTCCCTGCTTGTTTATTACTTCAAATGCCATCTTCTTTAAGAATTGTTAGTCCAGTAAAAGTTTTTACTTTTGTTATGATAAACAAAGCAAATGGTATTCCTAAAAAACTTATCACACGACAAGTTCTTTTACCACTTGATATTTGACTATACTCGATAAGATTGAGATTTTCCTGCGTTGGCTTAATACCAAACACATCAGCAAATAAATCTTTAATAAGATTTGCTCCAATAACATTCATCATGTGCTGAAGATGCTGTGATTTACACATAAGTCTTGAACTAGTCTGAATCATTTTCGTATTGGTTTAAGAGTTCATCAAGTCGTTTAATACATTCACGCTTACAGTCAATGGTATCTTCATTGTAACCAGAGTCTATATATTCAGCATACTCTAAAGAGTTAACTGATACAACTACTGGTTTTTTGCCATCCATTACTAAAACACGGTATTCTTTCTGACTACCTCGTGTTGTCTTGCCTTTGTTGCTCATAAAGTTTTGTAACTGCTTTCTGATAAGGGTTATCAAATAATTTGCTGATTGATTCTTGTGATAGAGGTAAGCGTTCTTTCATCGGATAGTATTTTGCAAATATCTCACGCCACAATTCGAGCTTGTTTATTTGCTTGAACTTTTCAATATCTACCGATAAAACTTCAAGTTGTAATATAAATTTTCCTTCTTTAGGAAGAATGTTATCGTAAACAATAGAACAGAATGAAGCCAGGCGTTTGTCAACTTCTGGCGGTAGTTCATCTGATACTTTAAAATAGTCGCTAAGAACTGCTTTATTCATTACTTTTATATCAGCACGAAATTCAAGCCTTATCATTGCAACCATCTTATTATAGACAACACTGTCTATCTGTCTTGGCCAAATCATGTTGTCTGTAGCCCATTCATCAACCGGCATAAGGTACTTTAGAAAATATCCCATGCCAATTCCTTTTTCTCCTTTTAAAACAAGCATAATATTATTAGGCTTGTAAAACAAGGAATAAACAAAGCCACGTAGCCATTGCTCGATTGATTCTTTGTTACCAGTTGTTTCTATACAACTTAGCAACTCATCAATAAGGCCCGTCTGTGTTGGTGTTTGAGACAGAAGTGTTACTATTTCCTTCCTCATTTAATGGTAAAATTTTTACTTTATCAAATAGGCCTCTTTTTTCAGCTGTACTTATAATGACGCCAGCACAATTAAATGATACTGTGTCATTTTGAGCAGCATGAATAAGCTTGCCAATAAATTCTATCCTTTCAACAGGATTGAGTTTTGAGTATTCTTCGCAAAGCATATTATTTCTTTTTAGCGATCATTGTTAAGTAAAATAAATACAGTAGCATAATGAACAATACCACTACAAAACCAAAGATAATGGCTTCTTTAATAGCTTGTCCAAAGCTCCATAAAACTACTTTGATGTACGTTTCCATGAGATATTATTGTTTCTACCGTTTTTAATATAGTCTCTAAAGTCATCCATGTCTCCAGTAATGCCAATATTAGTATAATCAACCTTTTCTTTTGAGGCATGTGCAGCATACTCGTTTGCAGTCTTTTTTACAACTGGTGTGATGTCCTCAAAAAGGACAGGCTGTACTGCTGAACGTTTTCTTTTTGCCATTAAGACTCGATTATCTGGCTGAAGTCATTAATGGAATAGATACGAGTAAATTTAACGTGTCCGTATCCTTCAGTTTCCTCTTTACTGTGTTCAAAGTTAGGAATACGCTCTCCTATAACAAAGCGAACATATCCTTTAGTACGAAGCTCTTCATTGTCTTTAAGAGCAACGAACTTTCCGAAAATGACAGTACGTGTGTCATTCTCTTTAAAATAAGTTCTGCAGGATTTACCTGAAGCAATCAGCTGGTCGATTTTTGGTTCTAGCTTGTTAGACATTTTTGTGGGATTTTAGTTGTGAATAGGCTTTGTTTAATTCTTCTATTTTGATATCTGCTTCATCAATTACATTTTGAATAACAGATTCTTTTGACTGTCCTTCAGGAATCATTGTCTCAAGTTCCTGTAAAATATACAACTTTGAGTTAACCTCATTAAGTTGTTTCCTTGCTTCTGCAATGAGTTCTTTTCGTGTCATATAGCTATCCTCCTTTCTTTTTTCATACATTCAGGGCCTATACCATTCTCGATACTTTCAGGAACCGTGAGAAGTTTTCCACATCTGCAGCAACGTCCTTGATGCCATATCTCTACATTGTCTATTTCAATATCGAGTACGAGTTTTTTGAACACATACTCAAATGCTTTATATGAAGGAGCTTCTGAACTTATCCATGTTCTGGTTGAACGAAGTACTGTTGGCATCTTGTTTGCTTCGATCTTTATGTAACACATCGGAGCATAGTCATTCAGATTGTCTTGTCCATTAAGTAATCCAACAAATAGTATATCGTCTCGTTTTTTAGACTTGCTCACCTTGTATGTAAAGTGATTACCAGTCTTCATTGATTTAAGCGTGAAGATAGCGTTACCGGCGGTAATGAAATCTAAAGCTTTTTTGTTATCTAACTTGTGTGGGTGCATAATATATGCCTTTTGTGTATGTATGCAATATACGAAACAATTTGTTAACAAAATGTTAAAATTACCGTTAAAATGTTAAAATTTTTTAACAATAGTAACTAAAACGGTAAATCATCTTCTTCCGGTTTTTTTGGAGAAGGCATTTCAAGCTCTGCTCCTTTTATTGGTAATGGTTCAACTCTATTTATTCTCTTAACGCACCACTTCTTAGCTGATGTTTGACCTATACGTGTTGACTTCTTTTCAAATCCAAGATTTTCAAGCTCACGTCCCATCGTATTAATACTAAGACGTTGTTGTGTAAGCTTCTCTATTTCAACAAGAATTTCGGTTGAGCTTAATCTGTCTTCATCGCCAATTTCAAAATACTTAAGAATCAATTCACGCTCTTTAACAATAGCCTCGTATTTAACTTGGTCTTTGTTTAAGTATGAAATATCCTTGTGATTAATACGCCAGTCAAACCCTTCTTTGTACAAGCGATAAGCTTCCATAAACAGCTGTTTCTTATCTATGGAATTATACAGTTCTTTATCTATATCGGTAACTTCAATAGGTATTATCCTTCGATTGCCGGTTGTATCATTAAGAACTTCTTTAAGGTTACTTGTACCGCATAATACAGCCAATCTAAGTATCTTTTCATTATGGTCTCCGTAAGGACGCCTCAAAGAAAAATACTGTTTACTGGTTATATTTTTCAGTTTCTGAGCATCACTCTTAGATTTACCACCAAGCTCGTCATCCATTACTATCAAGTTTTCGCACATCAAAAGTTCATCATCTTTCTCTTTATCAAGCTTAGATTCTGCATAATACGATTGAAGTTCTGTTGGAAGTAATCTTCTAAAAAACTCTGTTTTACCACTGTTTTGAGCACCAAGCAAACAGAACAATAATGGACTATGAACTTTATGAGCTGAAGATATAATACTCACCATCCATTTTCTTAGGAAATATCTTGTATATACTGGGTCTTCGTTTTTGATAGATTGTGCGAGCATATCTATTAACGGAGACGAGTATTTCTTTTCGTTTTTGTCTGGAGTTGCTGGCAATCGTACTGGTATTCCATCGCTTTCAAAAAACTCGAAAAATGGATTATATCTTTCTATGAAATCAGATTTCAATAGTCTTACAAGCAAATTATAATCAAGCTTTGGCATCAGCTTTTTTGCAGCTATGAATATCGTATTTAAGTCTGATGGAGATAATTGCTTGTTATTTTCCTCTAAGAATCCAGTAACATCATTCATCCTTAGTGAATAGCTGTTACTTATAAACAGCTCTAATTGATGAAGTATAGATTGCTCTTCTTCTGTATAAGCATCCTTATTTGGCGAGTCGAATATTTGCTCAACCAATTTTTCAACTCCTGTAATACCAGCAAATTTCTCGAGATTATCAACAATCTGTTCTTTCTTGAGGCCAGCCTGTTTTCCGTTTCTCGTAGTTCTTATTACGGTCTTTGTTTTCTCGGATACAATATCAAGTCCATTGATTTTGGCAAGATAATAGAATGAGGATATATTAATCTTTTCTACTCCTCTCGCTTTCAAACAAGCGGTATATTGCTTCTCACAAACTGAATGCTTGTATTTAGCAGATATCTGACTGATTGTGTGAAAATGAGAACGTCCTCCTTCTCCAAGTTCTGATGCCAATGCAAAGCCAACTTTAAGCCAATCATCATAGCTTTCGCATATGTTAACTTGTCTTCCTATTATTTGCTGCATTACTCTTTCAAAGTCTT